TGTTCAGCCCATTCAAGTAGATCAGATGCTAAACTTGAGTAAAAACTTCGGCATCCGCTACAGCCTCCTCAATTTGGTCCTTGATCCAGAAGACCTCTTGGTAAATCTTTGTGGCTTCATCAGCAGTAAACTTAGGCTGCTTACCACCAGAAGTGATATTCCAATCCTTAGTAGTCTTAACCAACATCTTGATTGTAGCTACTTCAAGTTCTTCTGCTGTGATGACATTAGTATTACGGTTGCCTTTAGCTTGCATCTGCTTCAAACGGATGTTAGTCTGTTCATGTACAGCAGACTTGTACTCTTTAGAATGTGGGGCGTAGACCGTAATAGTCATAACACTACCATCTTCATTCTTAAGAGGCTCAAAGGTCTGTGGGTGCTTCAGTTCTACTTCGATAGTTTCAGTAGTAGGGATAAGGTTCATCAAGTCCATTGTCGGGGTTTCCTATTGATTTGGCGCAGCCAATGACTGCTTGTTGGTTGGTTATGCATCGGATGGTTATAGCTGGCAGTATTAGTAGTCTACTTTATAATAATTACCTTTCTTAAGATTAATATCAGATGGTATTACCCTTAAGTTCCAAGGTACATTAAGGCCACACACACTCTTGTGTTTAAGTGGTATAATGTGGTCTATATGGTAACTGTCTCCAGTTAGCATTATTGCTTCATCTCTAAGGTCAATTAGGTACTGCATCTCATCCGAATGATTGACTCGAACCCATTTCGGGGTTGCAAACCTAACACGTCTCTTATAAAGTGATGCTCTAACTTTTGGTGTTGTACCTATACCATAGTCTCTTTGTGGGTCAGGGCATCTAACTCTTTTGTAAGACACCCTTTCGTTCCATTCTCTGTTTGACTTATTCCTACAGACTTTACACTTAGATTTATAAGAAGACTTATGTCTATGAAAATCTGTTAGGGGTTTATTGATGTTGCAGTCATTACAAAGTTTCATTTATTTCCTTGCTGGCTGTAGGCCCCTGACCCGACCCAAGAAACCTACAGCCATACCCTATTTCTAGGGATTCTTTTAAGCGTTGCTATCTGGACGGTTAATGTAGAAGTTAGTATTTTCAGTAGCATCATACAGAGCCACGAATGGCAGAGTAATAACACGGCTACCAGTACCACCGTCTACAGGAACATCAGCACCGTTAATCTTAATACGAGGGAAGCCAAAGGTATAAGCATTAGCACCCGTTGGGTCATTAACACTTACGATCAATTCACTTTCGACTTCATCAATAAAGCGGTTCAAGAGTGCAGCATCTTCGAAGTAAGCTGTGAAGGTACCCTCTACCGTAGCCATACCATACTCAAGCTGTGGCGTAGCATCATCACCGATAACGAAGGTAGGCGACAGGGCGTTATCTACAGTAAACTCTAGGCTAGTTACGATAGCAGAGGTTGTAGCAGACGCCACGTTACCAATGCTCAAGTCACCAGAGTAAGAGTCGAAGGGTTGTGCTGCGGAGGCTGCATCTACAGTCTTACCTACAGCAGAAACAGTCATGTTCTTGCCTACCATAGAGAAGGTAGTAGTTACCATCTGGTTAGGTGCAAGGGATACTGCCATAGAGCTTACAGCTTGTCCTGTGAACAGACGGAACTGAGCAATATCATTAGCAGAGTCTTCGATGGAAAAGTATTTAGGTGTAGTACCAATCTTAAGTACGTCAGGCAACGATACTGGGGAGTTATCCCATACGTTAAACATAACGCTTTCGAGCAGGTCATCAAAGTCACCACTACGAAGGTCTACTACAATATCACCAGCAGACTGACGGTTGCCATGACGGTCTACACGAAGCATACGATCAGGTTGGATTTCATTACCTGCAACACGATCTTTGGTCAGGTTAAGGCTATGGGTATTATAAGGTAGGGCTGTGAAGTTACCTGCTGGTGTAGTACCAAAGGTGCTTTCTACGATGTAGCTAAGGCCGCTACGGCTATTCTGGGCAAATGCCATTCAGGGTATCTCCTAGTAGTAAATTAACCAGCCAATATTGACAGGAATTGTGTAGTAAGCACCCTCAATAGTGCCTAGCTCTCGTTCAGCATACCTGATAGTAATAGATACACCATTTACAGTGAGGTCGTTAGGGGCGTCAAAGGCATCAATAATACTGTTTGCAATACCATCTCCAGTGCTTGGTCCTACACCCTCAGGTACAAAGACATCTACAACGAAGACACCTTGGTAGTACATCTGTGGGTTAAGACCTCTGACAGCAGGCTCTCGCATTGTAGGGGCAAACCTAGCCTTGACAAAAGGTGTGTTGGTAGTAGGGCTGAAGGATACGTTCTCCCAAGCAATAGCAGGAATACCTACAATACCAGATAGTGTAGTCTCTAGTACCCTACGGATGTCATCGTATATAGCTGCCATTATCTAAACCTATCTCTGACACGGGTAATTGTAAGGTGTTTTTGATCTACATCTTTAGCGTGAGGCGACTTATTGGCAAGAACAGCCCCACCTTTTTCTACTATCTGCTTTTTATAAGTGTTAGCATCTTTTGCTATATTGGCGCGACCATCACTCTTAGCAGATTCATTATCTTTTAAAGGCTTATTACCAGACTTTTTAGATCGGATACCACCAACACCAATAGGGGTTAAAGACCAAGATTCTACGAAAGAGCCTGTTTGTACAGGTGAAATCTCTACAGCGTAATTACCAAGGCTAACAAGTTTCTCCTCAATAGAGTCACCAACTAACTCGTTCAGCTTAGACATCTTCTTCTGAAAGCTAGGGCTGATAGTAACCTGAGTAACCATGTTATTCCCTCACTTGACAGATATAACAAATAAGGCTACTACCTGAGTACAACTTCTGTACTGCTACAATCTTAACAGTGTCGCCATTACCAGAGATACTATCCTCTACGTCAGGTTCAGGCAGTACAACACCACTTGTGTCTAGGTAAGGGAATACAGCCTTACGATCACCCATGACAACACTATCGTTATTAAGCTCCGTCAGGTTGTAGTCAGCAAAGTAGCCTTTAACACTGTAGTTGGCAGTAGTTCCTGTACCTACAGCACCTGTGGCAGGGTTATAAGCACCGTAGGATGGCTTTGTTAGCGTTACAGTTACCCCATACTTATTAAGGACTGTCATTAGCCTGTTACTTGTGAGTGCCGACAATTTGTATCCTACTCGTAAGTAATGGTTTCATCAGTTGGCTTAGGTGGGTTCCAGAACTGACCCATACGGAAACTACGATCTTCTGTAGTTACTACAGGAAGGCCACCAGCGAAGATACCCAAGGTAGAACTATTGGTCTTAGCTTGGTACTCTAGTTGGTCTGCTAGTTTGGCAAACTGTAGTGCTAGGGTGGAATAGTCTACAGTAAGAATACCATCAAGTTCGATATTAACTTCTCTGGAGTATTTAGAAGCTAGTGTTCGAGCTAACCAAGCAGCAGACTTGTAGATGTTGTTACCATTCATGGAGAGAGAAAATACTACTTCACTATCTTGAATAAGGGGTTCTGTGGAGTTGGTATCACCCAAGAGGAAACGAGTAGAGTTAAGACGCCCTGAAGCTGTTGTAGTATTAAGGTCAGTGTCATCATACGTAAAGGCCATAGGGCATCCTAACTATAGTTATTCTTTGGTTTCTACTTTACCACCCAAGACTTTATCTCGTAGGTCATAGTAGATTTCTTCACACCACTTATTAGAGTACATCCAGCCCCTAATCAGCCCACGTTGTTTAGTAGGGATAGCTGACTGTCGTAGGCGTTTAATCTCATAGTCTTTAGTGGATACCGTCCGGCTCTTAAGCTCTGCATTGAGCAAGATGACCAAAGACTTTAGTTGTGCAGGGTCCATCTCATGTAGACGATCACCTACTTTATTCTGTGCCTCAAGGGCAGGGTTGTGGTGTACATAACCAATGGAGTATAGTTTAGCTACAGTGCTTTGCTCAAACCCGTTAATCATCCACTTGTATTCTTCACCACGGACCCAATTCTTACCACCACTCGTGAATGGTACTTTAACGAAAATGGGCCAATCGACTTGCCACCCAAGGTAAATAGGGTGAATAGGTGTCTTATCTTTCATCTTATGACTTTCTCTATGAGATGCTGTTTATGTTCTATTATTATTGGGCAACTTATGTTACCTGTTTTGTGGGATACCCCAAGTATTGCTACAAAGGGTATCCCTAGTTTATTAGGCTACCGTAGTTGCTTACGCAACGATAGTATTGAAGAACACGCCCAAGTTAGGACCAGTGACTTTCATGTCATAGGCCATTTTAACTTGGATCATCTCTGCAATCTGTTGGCGCTTCAGAGCATCATCCGAGAAGGTTTCTACAGTGATACCCATACCCGAAACACCGGGGATCGAGTCCCAGCAGAAGGTCAGGCCAGCAGCAGGAGTACGAAGACCCGCACGCTTAGGGCCGTGTACCAACATAGCCTTCTTGGTCGAGATAAAGCCATTGGAAGCTGTCAAGCCTTCAGCAGCAGTATTCTGGATAGCCTTCATAACGAAGAAGTTTTCTACCTCGAAGATTTCAGCCAACTTGGCGTTAGTAACCAAGGCAGTGTTCGTGATGGTGGAACCACCGTTCAAACGAGCCAGAATATCAGGGTGGTTAATCAGGACATCACGAGTTTCCATATCAACAACCATCGTGTTCATATCAAAACCACCAGACTTCAAGAAAGAGGTCCGACGAGCAGTAGTAATGTCAACGATTGGAGTCGAGTTGGTGTAATCCGACCACTGGGTCACTTCTGGGGCGGTATCGTTGTCAGCATTAGCAACACCAGTGTATTCAGTTCCCCAAACACCCGTCTTGAAGAATGTGTCAGCAAAAGCCTGC